TAGGGTTAGTGTTGTCGAACATTTTACCGGTGGCATTTTTTATGTATTCTTCTGCGGCTGTTATTTCAAGATTTATTAAGTCGTTATCATCCTCAAAGTCAATCCTAAGGTACGCTTTTGCATCCGCCTCAGTGATAATCATTCTTTATCAGTGTCCGTTGTCTTACCATCTGGTTTTTCATCATCTTTTTGACTCGGGGTTACAGTTGCAGATGTTTTCTCCGCATAGCCAAACTTTATAAGTTTAGCCGCCAACTTTTCAGGCAGATTCCTGACCTCATTCTTCTTAAAGTTGATGTAGCCAACGCCAGTGCAATTAATTAAGCTTTTAACTTTCATTATTTATTCTCCTTATTAGTTATTATGCTGCTGTTACATCGATTTGTCCGAATACCAGCGCAGCGACATCTACCAGCTCAGCATCTTCTCTAGAGATAGCTCTGATATTAGTTCTATTCTTTACAAAAGCATCACCGCCAATGTCTGTAGCCAGCAAGCTCAACGCTTCACGGTCAAACAATGTTACTGTCTCTTTCAGCAATCCTATATACACAGGAGCAAGCAGAGTTGTTGTGCCAGCAGTAGGCAAAGTCTTGTTTGAATAAACCTTCACGACCTTACCATTAAGCATTTTTTCAGTAGGCTTAGCCGGGTTTGGTTGAAGCCAGTAGTTACCTTCCGGGTCCTTCATTTTATCCAATGCATTAAATCCGTCTTGGTTTGTATAGACAAATGCTTCATCACTTATAGAAGGATCAAGCTGAACGTTGCAAATGTCTTTTACATCATCAAAGTCAGCTATTGCAGTTGGTGTCAATGAAGCCATTAAAGTAGCAATTAATGAATTCCTTGTGGCTACCATTTTCTTTGCTAACCACTTATTCAAGTAGACTTTAAGGTTAGCAGTATTATCTTTTAATAGATTATTAGGAATAGGAAGAATTCCCATCCTATCTAAGATTGCGTACGCAATTGCAACCCATTGAGGAGAGTCTGTCTCAGGAATATCAACGCCTTCTGCTACCACTGTAAATGGTGTGAATTCTGCATCTTTCTCAATCAATCGTGTACCGTTGCTTGTTGTAACCTTCTCAACGTTAACCTCAGCTTCTAGAGACTTCATTTGTCTCATCAGCTCTCTGATAGCAGTTTGCTGATCACTTGGTATCAAGTACCCACCATCTTCATCTGTACCAACTGATAAAGCATTGTTTACAGAAATTAAAGCATCCCTTTGCTCCGCTGTAATTCTTCTGCCTTGCAAAACTGCATAGAAAGCTTTTTCATATTCAGCATCGGTTGTTTCACCTTCACCTTCATCGTCTTCTAGCTTTTTCATTTTGTTATCATCGATTTTCTTTGCAGCTGTTTTTTTGCCGCTGGCTTCTGCTTCCTCTGCCAACTCAATTCTTGCATCAATTGTCTGCAACTCATTTCGCGCAGTTACAAGTTCTTCAACAGTTGCGTTTTCATCATCATTAACTGCTTCACATTTTTTTAAAGCAGCTTCACGCATTGCGTATAGTTCTTTAAGTGTTTTCATTTATTTCTCCTTATTAAATTTAGTTTTTGACATTTGTAATGCCAGGTTTAGTTTTGCTTGTTCGATTTTCTTCTGGTCTTTTTCAGCATCTGATATGCCTTTTGGTGCTTTCTCAAAATCAGAAACATCAGCATAAGCTACAGCTTTATTTTCTGCACCGACCTTGATATCAAAGTATTGAGCTGCATCCTTGCCTGTGAACCAGGTTTCAGCTTCCACTAACTCTTTTATCGCATCAATACTTACACCTTTAGCCAAATGTTCCTCATATACATTCATCAAGCCATCTTCCACTTTGTCTAGTAAAGCCGCTACTTCCAACAGATCATCTGCATTGCCAAAAGCAAATGTTGAAGGTTTATGAATCATAAAATATGCATTTGCCGGTATGGTTAATTCATCACCGCAAAAGGCAATAACACTTGCCATGCTTGCAGCAAGACCATCTACAAACACTGCTTTATATCCACTGAACCTTTTAAGCATGCTATATATAGCCATACCCGCCCATACGGATCCGCCTCCCGAGTTAATGTAGATATTCAGATTTTTTACATCTTTGATTTGGTCAAGGAAATCTTTGATATCACTTGGTACAACATCATCGTCATACCATTTATCATCTGAGATATATCCATACATATAAAGGTCTGCTGATTCATCTGTAGCGTTCTTTATTTCAAACTTTCCTGTTTTCTTTGGCATACCGTTTTTGCTTTTTCTTTCAAAAGCTAGAACATTCTTCATTCTATTCGCCTCCTTTGTTTTCTTCAGTATCAGCAACAATTTCATCTATCGTTTTATAATTGCCATTGCCTATCGGTATGTTCGCCATAGGATGGTCTATATATGGCAAGCCTAATTCTTCCCTGCAATCATTGATGGTATACATGAAATTATTAATTCCCTTTGAAAGTACCGTCATCTGTTTCACTGGATCCAGCTTGAAAAGCACTTTAGTATCATGTTCAAGCGTAGTATTTGCAACCAACTTTCTGCTATTCACCTCTTTGTAATGCTTTAATGCATGAGAAAGAGTATTAATATAAAAATCCAGCTGCTGCGTTTCACTGTTTGCATAGCTGGATTTTTCATAGTTATTTAGTATATTAGGCTTAATGCCAAACGCTGCAGCTATCTGCAGAGCATTGAGCTTATTGAGTTCCGCAAACTCTGCATCCGACAGTTTCATCTCTATAGGTGTTGCTGTTATTCCCAAAGGAAGAGGTAAAAACCTACCCGTTTCGGTTGAACTCGAATAACTTTCTATTTCTTTCACTAAAGCAGATTTTGCGCTTTTTCCCAAATCGCCTGTGTACTGCAATATAATTTTGCCGCCGAACATATTCCCTTTGTATAGTTTTTGCAGATACTCCTGACTATACTGCCCATTCTCAATATACATTTTGAGAATATCTTTTACAGCCAAACCTATTATTCCATTGAAAGTTACACTAGTCTTATAATGAGCAATTTCTCTTTGGTTGAATATATACCGTTCTCCGTTACTGGCTTTCCATACATAGTATAGTGCATCTTTCTTCTTGAATATTCCCGCATCATCTATGTATATTTCCATTTCTTCAGATGGTATAATCCAAAGGTTTTTTAGTCTGCCACGTTCATCATCCGCATACACATAGGCATTACCGAAATAGTTTCTGTTGTTTTCTACTGCAGCCCAAAAGTCAGTTGCACTCATATAAGGATTTGGTTCAAGATTTAATATCCTGTCCAAATCTCTATCGTATAACTGTTCTTTTCCTTTTGCAGGAGTATATGTATATTGCTTAATCGGCAGCTTAGATAAATTCTCAGCAAGAAATTTAAGACATATAAAGAATGTGATTTCGCCAATCTTGCTTTTATCAACAGTGCTTACATCAATGCCAAGTGCTTCTAAGAATGCGGTGTCTTCACTAGTCAACGTATAATAAGTTTGGTTTTGAACTCTCGGCAGTTCTTTGCCAAAAGTTGCACCAAATAATTTCACGTTTTACCCCCTAGCTTCTTTTGCTTCTCTAGCTTTTGCAGATATAAAACCAGCAACTATCAGAATGAGCCCGAGGCTCAATAATCCAAGCAATATATTCATATGAATAATCACTGCAAGTATCACCGTTACGCCTAATACAATAAATATTTCGGGCAAGCATTTTAATATCTTTTTCATTTGTTTCCTCCTTGATTATAGAATTGTTTAATGTAGTCTTCTGTTAACTCAGGAATGTAATCATCTTCCTCCAGCATCAATACTTTGTGTATATCTATAGCTGCATCTATTGGGTCAATCCTGTGTTCTCTTTTTTCTTTATCTATTTTTATTTCCCCAAAACTGTTTTTTACTATGGTTGCATTTATGCCGCAGAACCTGAATAGACCATCAGTTATGTTATACAGGACAGTTTTAATATTTCCGGTTGTGCTAAGCCGGAAGTCTTCTGTTGCTGAATTCAAGTTCTTTGCGCTTTGCACAATCTCAATGCAGTCAACTCCGAACTCTTCTAAGTCATTCAAAAACGCATCAGCATTATGTGGGTCGTATGCAATGACCTTCAGTTTTAAATCATACTTTTCTATAAGTTCTCTGCAGTATGAAATGATGTATTTATAGTCTGTCTTCACTCCACCAAGTGTTTCGGTTAGAGTTATCAGCCCTTCATTTACCCATACATCATAAGGGGCTTTATCCTCTTTGATATGCTCAGCTAGTCTATGCATTGGCATAAACGAATGATGATGAAAGAAGTACTTTTTAAAGTCTTCATCTATGAATGGAAACTC